CAGGTTGTAGACCATCAAGTCCTTTCCTGCAATATGAATCAAAAGCGTTGAGATAATCATCAACTTGCTTGCTTTCAAAGCCTGAGTCAGGTCTAGTGACCATAGTCTCAATCTTAGAAACTTGCTCTTTGATGTGTTCAGCGTTAGCTTCAGCAGTAGTCAACTTCTGATTCATAGCTTCATACTGGTCTAATTTAGACTCAATCTGTGCTAATTTCTCATCGTTGTATGCTGTGCTTTCGCCTTTCTCAATATTTTCCAGTCTTTCGTCATTAACTTTCTTAAATTCTGCAAAAGTTTGACCTAAGTCTGAAATAGCGTTTTTTATATCTTCCGACATAATTTACTCCTATTAAGTTTTTAAGGTTAAAGTTAGTTCTTTTATGGCATCTACCAGTTCTGCACTTTCATCAACCTCTCGTTGATCAAAACACTTAGTTACTGCCTTTGCAGCAACTTTTGCTTCTGAACGAGAGAGACTGAAAGCATCACGCAATCCGTTTTCCCATTCCCTAATAGAAATTTCTTCGCCTTTCACTGAACGAACAGTCGCCTGAGGGTTCATGGGGAAGGTTACTAGCGATACTTCCATTAAATCTACTTCTTTGATAATGCGCTTTCCACCACGCTTATCATATGAAACTTCTTTTGGGTTTACTCTAAAGCCTATTGATAGACCATCTAAAGCACCCATCTTTAATAACTCGTAGGCTTCTGCACCTGCTTGCGTTTTAAGAGCCAGTCTGCCCTTAACAACTAAGCCGTGTTCATCCTCTTTGATTTCATCAAACACGCCAATAGGCATATCTGACTTGTGTTGGTATAAAAGTTTTACACCTTTGGCTTTTCTTCTGCGTATGGATTTAGCAAATGCGCCTTTTTCTATGACATCATTGCCTAAGTCTTTGTTACCAAATACAGAACCGTAGCCTTCAAATTCACCATACTCTTTGTTTTCTTCATCCTCATCTTCGTATGCTTTGAGTTCGGACTTAACCTCTAAGATGTCTTTAAGTTCAGCAAGATTGTCTATTAAATCTTCTTCTTCTTTTTTCTTAGGTTTTTTAGGTTTGTAACCTGATAACTCACGACCAGTAAGTTCTGTGTATTCTTCGTGTGTTTTGCATGGCATGAATACTTTGTTGCCATCTTCATCATGTGAATGGATGCCTACACATCCTATTTGTTTTGCTCTAGCGGATGCTTCAGCAGGGTTGTCAAATACATCCTTGCGTATTTCTTCCTTTTCTTCATTCTCTATAGAATCTTCTTTGTAAGAATCGTACTCATTGGTACAGACAGCTAGGCGTTGATCGGAATCCGTGTACTCACTCGTCATAGTGTCATCTCCCATACATCTTTTTAAAAAGTCTTGCCTACTTTCGTCACTTGTCGGTTTCGGTATAGGCATATTCTACATATAGTACATAAAGGGTAATATAAGCACAAGATATAGTTGAAATTAAATAATTAAATTAATTGTTGCACATTAACCCATTATGGGTATATAATTACTGTATAAATTAAATTGATGCCCTTAGGGCAAGGAAAAATAAAATGAAAACAACTCACACACACAAAGGTCATTGTCAGGTTTGCGGTGCTATGCACGCTGTTGATAACTCTCATAACGGATTAGCTAAACATGGCTATGATGTTTCTTGGGGATTTTTTAATGGTGTATGTAGTGGTGCTGATAACTTACCTATACAACTAGACAGAACTCTAGCTGACAAAACTATCGCTTCTCTAGATAAGAAAATAGCTAGTCTACAATCATCTTTAGATTCTGTTAACGATTGGTTTCCTGAGACTGTATATGGATATAAGTTGGACGGAAAGTTTATTGAATTACCTAGTATCTATAATATGTTTCACTCATATGATGCTCTTAATGATTTAAAACTATCACCGCAAGACTATATGAGAAGCAGATACAAAAAATATGTAGAGCAAGGCTATACAAGTGTTGCTTTTACATTTGATGAATTTAGACTTATTTGTGATGAGGTTGATTACAAAACTCCTGCTAGGTATCTTCAAAGTTGGAGAGAAACTAGAGCTAGAAGATTAAAAAACATTAAAGATCAAGCAGAAGGTCATAAGTATTTTTTACAAGAGCTTATAGAAAAGTTTTATGGTAAGCCTTTAATTGAATCTAATCTTGTAAGCAAAGTTGTAAAAGAATTATCTGAGATCGCATCTGCTGACATTGTAAATGAAGTTCCTACTGTTAAAACAGAAGATAGATGGGGCAGAGTAATTAAGAGAACTGTTTACTATATTTGGGAAGGTGAAGCTGAAAAAGAAATCAACGGCAAAATCTTAAAAGTTGTATGCAAGAGAAACAGGACTTATAAAAAGTATGCTTCATACACATATGTTGATGGTAAGAAGGTTGGTAAAAAAGCCCTAGAGGAACTTCTAGGGTAAGTTTATATTCTTTAAAATTAAGACCCCCTTTACTGGGGGTTTTTTTTATTTAAAGAAAAGTGTTGCATATATTCCGTAATGGGTTTATAGTTATCAAATATTAACTTGATGCTCATAGAGCAGGAAAAATAAAATGAAAAAACAAACCTACCGAGTTACAGAAGGTGAATATACTGGATGGACTACACAAGCTGTTGATAAAAAAACAGCACAAAAAAACTTTGTTGCTATGTGCAAAAGACAAAAGGCTAAGAGTCTTGAGTTTACACATGAGGAACTTGAGATTTTAAGCAGTCTGTTAGAGCTTAACTTCACTGGCATACCCACTGATGCAAAAGAATATATTAATCCAAATGATAAATGCGAATACTTTATGTGTGATGATTATGATAAAGCTGACAAGTTGCATGACAAAATAATTGCGCTTGTATTAAGAGCAAGAAAAAAAGAAAAGGTGCAAAAATGAATACCTTATTCACACTTAAGGAACTCAAAGACCTCATCTTAGATGGGGTCTGCGAGGATGGCACTACATTAGAGCAAGCATTGGATTTCTGTGAGTCAATAATCTTTGATGACAGCTATACCCTAGAAGAAGTTTGCTTGGCTAATGTTTCATACAACACAATCATCTCTGCAAGGCTTAGAAGATCATGGAGCAAAGATTATTTTGAAAAGCCTGAGTCTATCTTTGATCAGGAGATATGGATTGACCCTGTAGTTTTAAGCAAAGCGTTTGCCGTGCATTGGTCTAGTCTTAATAGAAACAAAGGGACTCTTGGATTTACTAGGGGGTATGACTGGACTGATTAAGTCATGTCCCTTTCATCAGCATAGACAATAACGCATCTGCAGTTCACAACATTTGATGCGCCACCTTTGGAGTCTCCTGCAAATCCCATAGGCACACCACCAACAATAAAGTCCTCTGACATATCTACAACTTGTCCACTTGCAGCAGAGTGTGCAGGTCTTGTTCTAGCATCATTGGTTGCTACCCATTTCTTAAGCATCTTTACACCTAAGTCTTTCTCTACTGTGACATGGTAAGCGTGGTTAGCAAAAGAAGCTGCATTGTGTGTTTCTGTTCTTGCAATCAAAGCTGCACGGCTTCTACTAATCGGCAAGAACTTATCTGATACCATTTTAGCTATCTGTGGCAATGTAAGATTATCTGCTCTGCCTTGTTCTATGAGCTTGCTTATTCTTGTTGCCATGCGCTGTGATATGCCTGCTAGTATTAATTGTCTGCCAGTAAAGTATTCATTGACCACTGCTTCAAAGTCTACGCTTCTACCAAATACAAAGGCTTCATCTGCCTTACGCATCATCGCATACTTATCTTCGTTCAGTTTGTATATGGCTTGGAATATTCTTTTATAGTGAGCCAGTATTAATGGAAATAAATCTTCGTTTAAAGATTGTTCTGCAACCTCAGTCTCGTAGATACCATACTGTTTATATAAATGCATATGCACATTTACAAACTTTCTGAATAAAGTGTTGACCTTTCTAAAAAATCTTTTTTCTAAGTTGTTTCTTAATACTAATTGCCTTCTAACTTCTGCTCTTGAATTAACTCTACCTTGCCTAAAATCATTTAGCCTTTTGGTATTGGTTTTCATTTACTAGATAATGGATGACCTTTAGGAAATAAATCAGTGTCATGCTTGCCACCTCTGAACTTACCTGATGATAAGGCTCTTAAGAAACTATTTACTCTTGCATAAGCCCATTGATCAGGCGAGCTTACACTAGGTCTAACGCTTGAAGGGTTGGTTCTGTAAGCTCCGACACCCCTTCTAAAGACTGCTTCAAGCATTCTTAGGTTTGCTCTTTTAGTCTTGCTGTTGCCGTGTTTCTCGTTGTGATCTTCTACCTTACCTTTAAGAGCTTCTTTTACCTTACCTGATAAAGCCTTCTGATCTTCTTTTGACTCTACATGGTCTTGTAAAGCAAACTCTTTATCTTCTTCTGTGATGATTTGTTGGCGTTTTCTTTTTGACCAAGCAAAGCCACTGTCTCCGCCCCAAAGCAACCATGCAATCTTACCTGCACTTGGATAGCCTTCTTCACCTTGTCTAAAACCTTGTCCTTGTTTGTCTACTTCATGACGGCTAAAAAAACTGTACATTCTTTTAACTGTAGATATAGATAGTCTTTCTTTGGCAACCAATTGATTTGCACGAGCAACACCGACTGCAGTACCGCCCCTATTGAACTTTTTTCTAAGCTCAAGCCCTCTCTTAGCTTCTTCTGCCATTTCACTGGTAGGAATCGTATTAATATCTGACAAAGCCTTTTCTTCTTCTAATAAGAAAGCTATTTCCTTATCAGTTTCCTCGTCATCATAATCTTCTAAATCTTCTTCATTAACTGGGTTCTCAGGCTTCTCTACACCCTCGTCAGTAAGTGGGAATAGGTTAGCTGATATGTAGAGGTCATCTGCACCGTCAACTGGTTCTAAGCCAAGCTGTTGCCTAGCTTCATTTCTAGTCATTATGCCTTCTCTTACAGCAGAGGTGACATTCTCGTAGGTTCTCTTAACTCTCTCTGATAAAGCAGGGATTGCATCAATATCAAACTCTAATGTAAGACGGTCATCAAACAATGGAACTAACCACTCATTCAGATCAGATGCCATTTTTCTTAGATGTGGAATGATTGTTTCTTCATACAAAGCAAGCCTTGCTTCTGCTACATTGGCGTAGGTCTGACTATCAGGAACACCTACAAGTTGACTAGGAACACCAAAACATAAAGCTATATCTGTGGCACTCATATGTTTAAGGTTTAAGAAATCCATATCTTTAGGACTTAGACCCATTTCTTTCCAGTCAAAGTCTCCTTCTAATAACAAAGGTCTGCCTGCATTGTTTGCGCCAGTAAACCTATTATTCATATCAGTGATAAGTTGTTGTCTCTGTGATTCACTTAGATTAACTGCAAAACCTTGATCGTCTTGCGGTCTAAATACTACAGCGCCACTAGGTCTTGCTCCGTTCTGCAAGAGATTTACATTGTGCTTACTAGACATATTAAATTGATCTACCTCAACAGCAGCAGCACTCATTGGACTAAGTCCATAGTAATCATCTAGTGGATTCCATAGTTTGATGTGCTTAAGCTCACTAAATCCATTCTCTTGATCTATGAGGTAGGTTTGAGCCACTCTGCCATTGACCATGTACTCATACATCTCAGGAATAGGTTTACCACTGCCTTTAATGTTTATGCGGTCAGGTCTTAGCTGATGCAGTTCTTTTGGCGCACCCATCTCCGAACCAGTCTTAAGAATATAAGCATTACCACTTAGTAATACATAACCAAATAGACTGTTAAAAAACTCACTGTAAGATTGCAGTGGGTTTGGTCTTTGTAACAAATCTATCAACGGATGTTGTTCTATGATTTGATCGCCTGCTTTAATAATAAAAGGCACTGCACTAGCACCTTTGCTTATCTCATTAACGCATCTGTAGACAATAGCGTTCTTAAGATAGCCCTCTTTTGCTAGGTCTGCATACTTATAGGTCTTTGCTTCATCAGTGCCAACACCGAAGTAACCCATCATGTTTGAATTTTTTTGTTCAACAGGTTGTCTGTTAAACAATCTTTGAAAAAATGTTTGTTCTGCCATTAGCTTATTCTCCAATTTACTTCGCCTTTAGACTTGCTGATTTCGGATATACCCCAAACCAAAGCATCCAATCTGTCAGGACTAGGTTTTGTCTCTCCTGTATAGCTACACAACTGTGATTCTAATTCAGGAAAATAACCAATGTGATGAACACGCCTTTGCTCGTAAAGTGCTGCAACAGGTTCGGCTCTTACCATTTTACCTCTTGTAGCTCTTACAGACCGATAAGGAATGTTTACATCCATCCCTCTTAATAGTCTTTCCACCAAATCGCCACCGTTATTTACTTCAGCTACTATTCTATCTGCATCCCATTCATAAAAGCAATTGATAGCTTTTCTAGCCCAACCGTCAGGGCTGTACTTTCCTGAAGCATCTTCTAGTACATAATACTCATTATTATGGTCTTTGCCTACTACCATGATGCCTGTTTCATCTGAATCTTCGTTGTTTGTGACTGCAGGGTCTATAGCTACTATGATTTGCTTAAGTTCTTTTTCTGTATCTGCAGGCAATCTTGCTTCATCAATAAGTTTGTTTGACCACAAAGCCCCTTCTAGTTCTTCTATAATCTCAGCGTAAAGCTCCTGTCTACCAAGTGTTGTGCCTTCATATCTACGCTTTAACATATCTAATGCTGACTGCGCTAAGTTATCCTCATTCTCAAAGGTTGAGCCACTGGTCACACTCACATCATCTCTTTCTACCAAGGTCTTAATCATCTTATTGGGTTTGGGTGTAGTTGTAATCACGCACTTTGGGTTATCTCCAAGTCTAAGACCAAACATTAATTGATCTAATGCTTCAGGATAACGCCAAGCTGCAATCTCATCACACCATGCCCTATGAAACTGTGGTCCTCTAAGTCTCTCAGGTTCTTGTGCTGCATACCCAACAATCTTAGAGCCATTAAATAATCTTATCTCTGACAGACTAGATGAATAGCCTTTGTAATCTGCACTGGATGAATAACACTCATCAGGAATGATTGAAAGCAAGCCACTGTTCCCACCAAAGCAAACTCTGCGTAAGTCTCCGTGTGTCGGAGCTACTACTGCACATATGGTGTTTGGATTTCTTAAAGCGTAAAGGGCAATGTCCTGTGCGCCAGTTCTTGTCTTACCCCAACCCCTACCTGCAAGTATTAGCCAAATGTTATGCTCATCAGCAGGTTCTATTTGTTTTGCTCTAGCTGTCTTTAACCAATCAGTGTACAGCTTTATCGTTGCTTTCTCTGCGTTGCTCTGCAACTGAGTCAAGCAATTCCATAGC